TAAAAATTTGCTCTTGAATCAAAATAAGCAGTGGTAGTTGTGTCCCCCACCAGCAAATCCCCCCCGCTGGTGATGCGGGCGCGTTCGATGCTTTGGTTTACGGTGCCCGTAAAGAAACCCATATTGCCGGACAGCATCGAAATTAGCGCTGCGTTCGTACCATCTGAGCCATAGATCATTGGCACTTCACGACCAGCCGTAGTTGTCACAGCTCCAAACACAGCAGGGTTAGTTTGAAAGCTGGTTCCTGATCCGTTAACCGATGCCTGAACAAGGCCGTTCGTGGTATTGCTGGTCAAGCCGACTAAAAGCCGCCCACTCGCATCCAGCGTCATCGCCTGCGTGAAGGTGATAGCGTTACCTGCTGTGCCGGAGGGGGCGGTGAACCAAGTGTGGGCGCCATCAGCACTGTTCTGCGCATATTGTGTGGCGTAGTTATTTTGTTGATACTTCCAACCGCCATCGAAATAGCCGTTAGCCACAACACGGGCGCGATATGTACCCGCTGTGTCACCAACAAAGTTACCGCCTGCAATCTGCAAGGCTTTCACTGACCCCACATCCCACGCACTCGGAGTCACCCCGAGGCCGAGGTTGCCGGAGGCGTCGAGGCGCATCTTCTCAGCGTTGCCAGTGGCAAACACAATCGGGGTACTTGTGCCAGTACCAATCTGAGCAACACTGCTATTGAGTTGAATGCTGAAGTCGCTGTTTACGCTGTTGCTTAAATTGAGCGCACCTTGCAAAGATGCCGAATTTGCAACCCGCACATCCAGCTTATAAGCAGGCGAACTCGTCCCGAGGCCGAGGTTGCCGGAGGAGTCGAGGCGCATACGTTCGGCTGGAGTGCCGCTGCTATTGGTAAAGAATGTCAGCGCAGAAGCCCCGCCATTCCCGTTTTCCATTGTTGCGCCAATAGATGCACGAACAGTTGCACCAACACCAGAGGCATCAGCAGAATAAAACTGAAGTGCTGTAAATTGCGACGTAGTGTTCCATGTTCCAGCGCCGCCATCCTGCCCCGTGTCTCCGATGCGAATTGCCACCGTAGTGCCGCTGCCAGAACTAAGACCGCTGTCACGAGATAAATTTAACATCGTTGCTGGCGAACTCGTCCCGAGGCCCACGTTCTGCGATGAATCAATGTAAATTGCGTTTGCACCGTTCGTGGTAAGTGCAACGCTGTTTGCAGCAGGCAAATGAAGTCCGTTACCTGTAAGGACGTTGCCTGTGGGGATCAATTTGCTCGCCGTTGCCGTGCCCGTGGTAGCAAAGTTCGTCCCATCAAACGTCAGCGCACTCCCACTCGTCGCCACCTTGCTGCCGTTCAGGAACAACACGCCGTTGGCGGTGCCGCCGTTGAGCGTGAGGTTCCCAGACAGCGTTGCCGCTGCCGCCGACACAGTTCCCGTGAGCGTGGGTGATGCGGACATCACCACATCGCCCGTACCCGTAATTGCGTTGCTGGTCAACGCCTTTCCAGCAGTTGTAAATACGGCTTGTGATGCCGTCAATGCGGACATGACAGGTGCTGCTGTTACTGTTACTACCCCCGTCGAATCGGCAATACTTGCCGCAGCCGTACCGTCCTTGGCTTTGATGTTGGTGACTTCAATGTTGGTTGCGTCAAGTGTCGTCGCATTAAGCTGACCAACACCGGAGATGTCCCCCGTGGAATCCGCAATAGTCACGACGCTGTTTTGCACTAACTTGCCTGTCGTGCCGTCAAACCTGACCACGGCATTGTCTGTAGCACTTGCTGGCCCTACGACATTACCCCCCACAAGAACATAATCGCCCGCCGCCGAATCGTAAGATACGGTAGCAGACTGGCCTGCGGCTAAAGTCACTCCTGAGTTTGCCCCTGCGCGAATCTGAACCGTGTATGTTGCGTTGCGGTTCATTACGTGGTATGTACGATTTGAAGACGGAGCCGTTATGACAATATTTGCAGATGGGCCTGAAGCAGGGATAATCAACGTTCTGTATTGTGCCGTTGTGGATGCAAGGTTTGTTGCCGAAGCATCTCCTTGTGTGTTGGCTAACGTTACCGTACTCGTAATTGATAACGCGCCCGCTACTGACGTATCGATGTATTGCGATAGCCCATTGTTGGTCACATCCCCCCAAGCGCCAGACTCCGTGCCTGTAACCGGGAGAGGGAGCGCTAAAAGGGTTGTACGATTTATCGTCATGTTTTACTCCGTTTCTACAAGATTCCACTGCGCGTTCTGATCATTATTAAACCCAGCCCACTGAGCATCTTGATTGTTGTTTAGCCCCGCCCACTGGGCGTCTTGATTGTTGTTAAACAAGCTCCAGTAAAAAACACCAAATGAACCTACTTGCCCTGTGGCTTGTACTCCGACAAGTTGTGGTGCGACTTGTGGGCTTACGATTCCTGCGGATCCAGTGGCGGCCACGCCCGTCAGGGCTGGACCATGTGCTATTGGAAGCGTTCCTACTGCACCAACCCCACCAACGCCTAGTAGACCAACAGTAACCGTAACCCCAACTGAACCAACCTGACCTTGAGATGCAACCCCGTCTTCAGTCAGATTATTCGTTGCGGCAACATCACCGGCTGCACCCGTAGCAAATACACTTGTGACACCAACGGTAAGCGAAACATCAACCGTACCTACAGCACCAGAAGCCCCTATGCCTGACAGTGCTTGGCTGTATCCAACATCACCAACCGCGCCAGAAGCACCAATGCCCGTTAGGGCATAATCTTGATCCGTCCCACCCCAGGTATTACTACCCCAGGTGCCATCACCCCATGTACCATTTGCCACGGGGAACCCTTAACTTTAGGTCGTTGACAAACGAAGCAAAGCGTCGGTCGTGTTGTTGGTAGGCATCGTCAGTGTAAAAGTCCCCGCTGTGATCGTCTGAGAACCAAAGGTGTGAACGCTGACTGCTGGCCTACTGCCCGAACTACCTTGTGAATTGTTAAAAATCAATACCGCATCAAACGCCGTTGTAAGCGTTACAGTAGTATAAGTAAATGAAGCTGTTGGTGTCGTAAACGCCACCCCCGCTGTCGTAGATGAATTTGTCGCTGTCGGAGCGTTCCAACTAGTAATGGCTACCCCTCCAGCGGTATACCCAGTGCCTGAGACCTCTCCGCTCATGGCGACAGAACCCACCGTTCCTGTATACGCTGTGGTGCTTGCATTAATTGTTGCAGAAGCTAAAAACAACGCCGCTTGAAATGAATCCGCAGCAGTAGAACCTCGTGTTACACCAGTGCCAAAATTATGCGTGCCCGTCAAAAGCTGGCCCATAAACGAAGTGCACATTGCTTGGGTATTTGCCATAATAAGCCCTTAAAATGATGCGGCTTCGCCGCCAATAAAACTAGGCATTTTTTTCAGCCTTACATGCGCAGACCGATGCACAAGCTGCCCTTCGTGCCAATACTCTACCCATGTCGTATGCTCATTGTCATTATCAATAACACCCTCTCGTTTTTCCAAAAGGGCCTCATCCATCAGTCCTTTGGTTGTAGTAATCATATGATCCTTAACACCGATGAAGTTTCCCCTGCTGCGGGAAAAGTAATGACAAGATTTTGTGCAGTCTTAACAATTGTACCGCCAAAGTTCAAAACACAAACCGCACGGTTCTGATTTGTAGAATTGTAAATTAGTGCCCCTGCGCAAGATAGAGTCACGTTAGTGAACGTTGCGTTTTGGAATGACCAGTATCCTGTCGTCCCTGACGTTGTTGGTGTAATATTTGTGAGAATAATCCCGCCAGCGGTGTAATTGGTTCCACTGGCTTCACCCGTCGCTGTGTAAACAGTCGTATCTGCACCGAGATCGGCAGTTGCGACGTAGAGAGCGAGTTTAAAAACATTCCCTGTTCCAGTTGTAAAATTGTGTAAAGCCTGAGCAACTTCCGCTTTAAAGCTTGTGCACATCGTTTGATAAATAGCCATCAGCGCACCGGATACCTGACTTGAACATCTCGGTAAGTATCTGTGCGGTTTTTACCATCCGCCAGTTGTTTAAGAAGCGCTACAGCTTCTTTGTATTGAGCATCAATTCTTCCCAGCATATCGGATTCAGCTTTGATAAACGTATAGGCTTCTTGTAAAGAACCATAGAGAAGCACTGAATCAAAGTTTGTACCAAGCCAAGATGTACCCGCAGTTACGATGGATTCTGGATAGTAGAAGTAATGAATCTCTGCTTGGTAATTCAGATCCGGTGTTGGTCCCACAAGAAAAGACTGATCTGTTGAAATCACTCCACCAGAAACTGTGGGCCCAAACATTGCGTAGTAACGAGGACGGTTTGTCGCTGTGGGGATAGGGTACGCCTCACGGATAAATTCCACATCCTTGTTCAAAAGCATATGCCTACGCCCTGTTGCAGGGACAATCAACGTAAGGCTAAAAGGAGCAAGAAAATCAGAAGGGGCCGAAAGATACGAGTTCCCGCTGGAGAACACTCCAGTCATGTTCTTGCGAAAGATCGGCAACTGAAGCGCGTTGAAGATGCGTTGTTCAGCTTGCTTGACAAACACTGCAAGCTGCTCATCCGACGTAAACGTCGTTGCTGAATCCGTGAAAGTAATCGTCGGGAAGTCGTTCTCGACGTACCCTCGAATCGCCTTCTTCAACTCCGTATAGTTCACGCCATCGGACCCCTAGCCATTGTGCCTTTTGTCGCACATCCGACTCCGCGAATCTTGATTCCCGTTGTCTTAACATCCGTTTGAGGGTACCCCACGTTTTTAAGACTAACCCCCGCTTGCCCCTTCATAGTATGCGGCTCAGCATAGACAGGAGCCTGCCCAACTTCTTTGCCCATCACTTTATGACTGAACTTACCCATCATGCTCTCCCAAATTGATTTTTGACCTTTGCCAGATTCCGACCCATCTTGAGCATGTCCGCGTTAGTCTTGCCACCTTTGGCAAATTTTGTCTTAGGTTTTCCGGGGTGCATACGCGCCTCGTGCTTGTGCACAGCCCCTGCGACCATTTTTTTGTCCTGCTTGGCGTCTTTCATGATTACTCCTATGTTGCAGTCACACTGTTAACAAGTCCTTGCGCTACCAAATCGTTTGGAGTTAACGCAGCATCAAAGTCTCTTGACCCGCCCACTGGGTTGAACCCCCACTGGATGATGCGGCTTCCAAGAGTAATTGTACCAAGTTCGTTAAGACTGGAATCATTGTTTACAGGCTCAATTCGCGTTCCGTTAAGACCTGCCTGTTGGTATGAATTGGAATCCACCCTTGGATTGCGTATTGCTTGTGGGTCATATACCGGATACATCCCAAGCTGAAGTTGCGGCTGATCTTTCTCCCAGCATTCCGGGCAAACAAGAATGTTTACATTCTTAGTTTTAATGACAAGAGATTTAAGCTGCTTCAGCTTGTACCGGAAGTTGCATCTATCGCACTGCGCGATAGCATATTTGCCCGATGCAAACTGATTAGGCATCAGAAGCTCCCGGTGTTACCCAGATACATCCTGCGCGGCACAAACCGCACTGCTGCTTTTTCACGATCTTCACCTGCCGCAAGGTTCCACTGTTCCTCGTAGGCTGCTTTTAGCATGTCAAGTCTTGGCAACCCTTCGGGAAGCTTCATTGCAATGTAGTACGCCAATCCTGCGGTAATACAGGGAAGAAAACGAAACGGCATATCAGGGGTTTCAAGCCCTTCGCCAGCATTCTGAACCCTACGCAAACGCCAGTAAATTACTTGATAGTACGGTGAAGCTAGCGTACCTTGATCCGGCACGGGCCAAACTGTGAACTGTGGGAAAGCTGTTGCGCTGGGGGAGTAGCCACTTGTTGCTGGGTAGGTTGCCCCAGAGTTCCTACTAATAAAGATCTGAATTGGCCTTGCCTGAGAAAGTTTGTTTGGGATGGTAGCGTAGGTGGAAACACTGATCCGGGTAAGTGTAAGGTCGGCTTGCGTTGAAGCATTCCCCGCACCCGTCCTTATAACGTGTTCAAGTAAGTCAATCGTATCGTTAGGCAGATCGTACGTAGCGGTGCCCTGTTCAAGGTCTTTTGTGCCTTGTTCAATCGTCCACATGTTGATGCCACGATTAGCCCACTCAATCGTCAACAAGTTCATAGACCTGCGGGCCGTGCGCAAATCGTAGCCCGAGCGCATTTCCCGACCAGCCCGCTCAAAAGCCTCTTCTGCTATGTCGGTGAACTCAAGATTAAAATCAGTTGCGCCGCTGGTAGTCATCTAAATCTCGCGGTTTTTGCGGCAACGCCTTTTGGCTGTTTGACGAATTGCTTTCCCGAGCGTTTTCCAGCGCGTTTAGCTCTTGTTGTCGCAGCGTACTCATTAGGTGTAAGAGCATTAATTGCCGCCTCTGGGAGATACCGCTCGCCAGTTGCTTTTGAACCCTGTGTGCTAGGTTTGCCACTCTTGGTTCTCCATTTCTGGTCGGTCCAATTCTTCAGGCTTTGCTGCGGGGCTTTCAATCTCTATAACCTCCGCCCTTTTGCTTGTACTTCATAGCAAGCATCTGAGCTTTACGAGCGGACCACTGCCCTGGTGCACCCCCCTTACCACCAGCTTTGATGCTGTTGAAAAGCGCCTTCCGCATCCCCGGCTTGGTGTAATTGCCAGCTTCGTTGACACGGGACTCACCGCCTTCAGCAAAAGATGCCGTCTTTGCAGCAGCGGCAAAATCGCTTGTTTTAGGGGCGCCTTTGTCTCCCGCACTACGCATCTTCTCGCCAGAGCCCGAAGCTATCCGTTTCCGTTTTGCTGCAATATTAGCGTACAAACCGCCGCCAGCAAACTCTTGAACATTTTGGGGGCTATCTTTCCGCTTAACGGTCTTGGCTTTTGGCATCTTAGAGGGCGAGATCGCCCCCATACCTCTTGACGCTAACATGCTTTACCACCGTAGGCCATCTTCTTGACCTTGCCGCCTTTAGCCATCTTTCCCTTACCATCCGCAGCAAAAGCTGGAACCATTTTATCACCTTGCTTGACCATAGGCATACCACCACCAGCCATCTTGACCATCGTACCCTTGGTCTTGCCCTTGGTCGCAACACCATCTTTGCTGGGGGCTGCGGTCTTGACTGCACCCATCATGCCGCCGCCTGCCATCATTTTCTTCTTCATGGCAACGCCGCCGCTTTTCATCATTTTCGACATCATTTTTACTGCTCCTTATACAAGTTGTTGAAGGTTACTTCCGAATCCATGTAAGAGTCGTCTTGCTCTGCACAATGAATCCATTGGCTCGGTCGAAAATCGGGTGCCCCTTCGCCCGTCACCCAATAGGCGGGACTCGTAACACGCACACGGTTGTTCGGTAGTGCAACCATGTTACCAGTCCATTTTCCCGCGTCCGTCAACATCAATACATGGCTTTGTTTGTGTTGTGAAGGGTCTTCCGATACTTCACTTTCCGCATAATCTACTGTAAATAAATATCTTCCCGTATAAAACTCATTGTTTATTTTGCATATCCAAGGAGAAGGCTTGGCGCGCTGAATACTGAAGACAGTGTGATGATAAGAATTACAGTCCCAAGGCTGTGCAAGATGGGTTTGCATACGTTCAGGCCACGCTTCCAGCGGTATATCTCCAACCAGAGCCGTGATTGGCATTCTTGCCCACATCGCTCCACCGTGGATATTAGCTTGGCTACCATCATCTGCCTCACAGCCAGAAAAAATAATCTGAAAACCTAGACAACGATCAGGAATAGTTGTAACCGCTACCGCCAAACCGTGTAAATATTCACCGTGGTACTCCTGATGCCCTTTCGTAAATTCCTTTCTTATCCAACATTTAAAATACGGAATACTGCTTGTTAGATACATTACTATTTTTTACCTTTATGTTTTACTACTCCACCATGTTTTTTCTTCGTAAATTCCTTTCCAACGGACGATGGTACACCTACTTTCTTTGCAAACTTTGGATTGTTCGCTACTGCCTGCATGAACTTCTCTTGTTTTGCGGATACGGTAGGCATCAGATGTACCTACCTTTCGTCTTGCCTCGCTGCGCGACACCGTCAGCACGTTTGGAAGCAGAAGCAACTTTACCACCTTTGTTCAAAAACTGCCCTTTATCGGTTTCAGCTTCGTCTGAAGCATAACGTCCTTTTTCAGAGTCAGACTTTAGGCGTTTCCGCGCTTTTTCCATACCTTCTTTTAGTGAATCAGAACGGCTATATATTCCCTTAGGATTTGTTTCTGTAGTACCAAATCGCCCAGATGCAATTTCTTCATCATCCCTTACGTTGGCATATACGTCTCTAATTTCTTTGCCCTTACTCATCTGACATGCCTCCTTCGCTAAACTTTTTTACTTTATGCATTTTAGCCATCAGATGTACCTACCTTTCGTCTTGCCTCGTTTAGCAATTCCATCACCACGGGTTACGGAGCCGCCTTTTTTGTAGCCCCGGAGACGTGGCATCTTTGATACATCTATAGGCGTATAGTTAAAATCAGGAAGGTCTTCTGTCTTTCTTACTTCTTGGCGCATTTTTTCACTGGTTACATCAGACGCTGGGGGCCTTCTTTTCATAAACGACCTGATAAATTTTGCAAGGCCAGATTCTTTTCCCGGAACAAGCTCTCCAAAAGGCTGGCCCATGCGCGGGCGTGATTTTTCTGTTGCTTTTGCAGTCGCCTTCGCAATCGCAGCTTCAGTTTCTGTATCTGGTTCACCTACAGTAAGTATAGGCATCCCTTCTGAATCTAGCACCAGCTCATTAGTGCCTTCCCTTCTTAACCCACGTTTCCGAACGATGCCATCATTCGTAGACCCACCATTTTCAAATTTGCGCTTTTTCATGTCAGCACTTCCATCTTCTGCGAGCCTGCCGAATCCTACTGTCTGGATCCTTTGCAGCCTCTGGGAATTGTTTCATCTG